GTAGCCGCTGTTCTTTTCTACCCGAAAAACTGCCATTTCACGGATGCCTCCTTTCTGTTTTTAGGCAAAGAAAAAGCCGCAGGCTTTTTGTGAAAGTCTGCGGCTATGCCGATTGTTAGATATTCAATTCTTTGTGTTTCCGCACTCCATATCAATTACCACCGAAACAGTAATGTGATTTTCAATGCGTTTGTTGCGGAGTTTATCGCCCTCGCCATCGAACACAACGTGACGAGAAAATAACGTAAAACGGAGGATTTCTACTAGATTTCTCTTTGAAGCGAAACTATCGCTTCGACGTGCTTCGTTTATAGAGAACGGTATAAAGTTCAAATTTAGCGGTTTTGTGCGGTTCTGTAAGGGCTGAAAAATAGCCATGTTCAACGATTTCAAAGCACAAGGACTTGTGCGGATTCATGCGTATACCGTGGGATGGTGGCAAGTGGGTGGCATTGTCACCGCACCCAAACGACACTACCGCACAACGTCTTGATGAAAAGGGGGTCAGCCGAACTTACCTCACCGACAGTATGGGGCGCAAACAGTCAACCACGGTTATCAATGAATCCGGCTTGTATAACGTGATTCTTCGTAGTGATAAGCCGGAAACCATATAGGCGGCTGTACTGTTCAAATAGTTCAATTTTATTTTGAATTACCTTGAACTTATTATACTGCACCCATTGTCAACAAGCAAGACGGGTGATAAAATAAAACAAAAAGGTGATTTCCATGAAACGCATTGACGGTAAACCCCCTTTTGGCGGTGATTACGCTGAATTTCATTTTTTAGATGCCGAAAACAATGAAGTTGATGAGGGCAAGGAAACAAGCATTGTTATCCGTGAGTGTAAAGCGGATGGAACGCTTGTAAAAGAAACATGGGCTAGGGTGTTCGATAACTGGTATAAAAACAATCCTACGGACGTTATTTGGTGGAAAGACACGCCGGACGGTGTGGGCGAATGGCTTTTTAGTTTCGATAAAAAGACCGTGTTCAATATGTTCGCTGACTACCCCAAAGCCCTAGCCCCGGAACAGAAACAGATTTTTGATAAAGAAAACCCCGAATGGGCGGACTTCTTCAAAGATCGTCAAGAGGGCAATATAAAATGATGCCGATGCCTAGTTTTTACACAAGCCCGTATTTTGTGAATGAGCCGGATAACTGGCATTTGACGGATGATGCCCCGGAAGATGTACGCAAAGAGTTTGAAGAATATATGAATCATCCCGACTGTTTGCAACACCATTTCTATTTAAGAATTGGATGCAGATGAACGTTGATACGATGAATTAAGTTCAACGAAGGCTTCAAAAATGCAAAGAAAATGCCCTGAAATTGAGCGATTCGTACACTGATCATACATGAATCGACAGCCATTAAGGGATTTTTTGGATTTCTTTTTGTAGCCAGTCGGTACTGCGAGCTGTATAGACACGTTCGGTGAGGTCGGAAATATAGTGCCCAATTATGCGTTTCAAAGCGTACTCGTCAACTTCAGCTTTCTTTGCGGATGTAACAAAATGTACACGTCCGTCGTGTCCGGTATGTGCGGGATTTAAGTTGAGTTCTTTAACAGTGACAAGGAGTCTGGCCTCGAACGAAGCGTAGTTGGTATGGGCATTTTTACCTTTAGACACATGATTAAATAAATATGGCGAATTGATTTTGAGGGCTTTTTCGTAACGGGCCTGAATAAGATCATAAATGCGGGAATGAATCGGAACCGTCCGGTTTGTTCCCGCTTTTGTTTTCTTACCGCCAGTGAAGGTCCTATGCTCCAGGTCTACGTTAGCAACCAGAAGGTCACATAGTTCGCCAGGCCGCCACCCCGAATAGCACTGAATCAGAATCATATCAACAACAGGACTCTTGTCAAGACTATTCCACAGAATTTCGATTTCTTCATCTGAATATGGAATATGACTATTTGGCTTTCGGACATATCCAGAATCAATCGTAAATTGTCTGGCTGGGTTTTTATCGATGATTCCGCAGGCAACGGCATAATCAAACAGGTTATTGTAAAGTGCTTTAATTGAATCTTTAGCATTATTTTCAGGGTGGCGCTCTTTACCGGCATACAGAATGACACCGTTTTCGATACAGTTCCGCAAATCAGAAATTCTGATTTCACAAACTCGCTTATTCTGGATGGACGAGGAATAATCCCACGATGTGCGATACCGAGCGAGAGTGAAACGACTGACCTTGCCTATGCGGGTTTTATACCACCTCTCGTACAAGTCTTTGAGGGTTGTAGAGCTGCCAAGATCAAACGGATTACGACGAAAATCCAGCAAAGCTTGATAGGCTTCGTTGTAGGTAGCAAAATAGGCTTGCGGCCTTAATGGCTTGCAGATAGGACGGCCTTCTTCGTTCTTTCCAACAGTTACCATTACGCGAAAGGGGTTCCGTAAGTTACCAGTCTTGATCTCTGTAATTTGGCCGAATCCATTTGGTAAGCGTCTACGGCGATTACGCTTTTTGGTGTTGCGGGCAACGATTGTTTGGGATAGTTCCGCACGAAGAGGATATCCGCAGTGAGGGCAGGAGATGGCTTTATCGCTGGCCTGAAGATTGCACTCTGGGCATGTGATTAACATTATTATCGCGTCCTTTCTTTTTCTCAGTATAGCATGATGGATGTGCTATATTTCGTACATTGAACAGAATATTGCACAAAAAGCTCGGAAAACCGGGCTTTTTCTATTTGGAAAGCTATTCTAGGTTAAACGATATTCTGCTGGCTGTCAATGGTTCATACATGAAAAAATTAAAAGCATGACGCAGACTCCCGTTTCTTCCAGTAACATCCTTTTAGTACCAAGATGTGGAAATGAGCTTGGTAAAAATCAAAAAGGAGTTAAACGAAATGGAACAGACTGTATTTGGAGCCGGAAGTGTCCCGGTACGAGTGGCCGCAAAAGTGTATGGAAGAGATCCATCGTGGGTAAGAGCAGGAATCATTGCGGGATGGCTCCCAATTGGTGAAGCTACGAGGAATGGTGAGAAGATAACTGATATCAAACAGATGGATTCAAAATACGGGAGAATAAGTTACTATATTTCGCCCAAGCTCCTATATGCGCAGACCGGTTATGTATGGGAGGGAAAGTGATGCGACACGAGAAACCAGAACTTTCCGAGAAGAACCCGTATCATTTATCTCGGCATCGATACTACGAATTGAAACATTTTTGCTTCCAATACCCTGAGTGGAAAAAGAACATTGCACTGGCGAGCGGTTGGGAATCGCATGGAGGTGACATTGGCGGCATCGTAAGAGGAAACATCCCTTCTAACCCGACTGAACGCTGTGCCATTGTACGAGCATACTATTCGCAGCGCATTGAACTGATTGACAGTTGTATTGCCGAGTTAAAAGAGCCAGCGGTTGGATCATACCTGTTGAAGGGTGTGACAGAAGGGTTCTCCTATAATAATCTTCGGGCCAGGGGCTGCCCTTGCGGATCGGAGATGTACTATAATCTCTATCACAAATTCTTCTGGATTCTCAGCCGGGAGCGGGCATGACGCGAAAAATACAGGCTCCTTTATGGACGAAAGTTCACGAAAAATGATTATGTAAAGGAGATTTTACTATGTTGAAGGCAAAGAAGAACTCTATGTATATTGACGTGACAGGTGTTGACGATATGACTGATCGCCGCACACTTATGGAAGAAATCATCCGCAGAAACTGCGATGTTGATCCGCGAATTATTAAATCGCTGGTGAACAAACTGGATAGATGCGGTGACGAAAATCATAAGAAGTGCGATTATCAGCTCGAACTCGAAAACTATGACCTGCGCGGCGTTGCACGAGACTTTGAGCTGCTGAAGAAAGCAGGAATCATCGAGCATGTAACCAAACCGACGAACTACATCGTTTACTAAAGGCGAGAGCCGTGGAGAAATCTGCGGCTCTTTCTTTTTATCTGGACGCGAAAAATTCACCTTCTATTATGGAAAGACATAAACAATTTTAGGAGGTATTTACTATATGCTGAACGATGTTCGGTGTGGTATCCGCTGATGGATTCTGACTGGAAAACGGGCGTATGGAAACATGCGCTCTTTTCTTTTTTTCTATTTTAGAATAGGCCGTAACGAAGCAGCGCGAAATTTTCCTTGTGCTTTATGGAAGGATGTCTTCCGAATATGAATAAAGGAGATTGAAACTATGGGCTACCGAGTAAAAACAAATTACGACAGAGGCTATGTGAACGCAATGGACAAGGTCCGCGTGTTTATCGAAAGCAATCAGAAAGTTATGTATGTGAATACGGACGAGTACAAGAATGCTAAGAATGCACGTTCGGCTTATGCCAACGCGATCGTGTTGCTTCGTGCGAACGGAATTGTGAGAGCAACTCGAAGCAGAAATGACCTGTTTCTGATTCGCAACGACATCTAAGGCGTAGAGAGCTTACGAGAAATCGTAGGCTCTTTTATTTTTTCATCACGCAGAAGACCGTTTTATCTACTACATTATTAAAAGGAGATTTTCAAAATGCTGTACATCTACTATGCTGTGTTATTCGTTGCCATCGTTCTGGGGCTGATCTTCGGGATGGCGCTCTACAGCTGGTTCCATTACCGTGATATTTGTGAAGTGGGGGAGCTGCTGATCGGCGAGGAAGATTCCCCGGACTGGCCCTACCTGAGCCTGAGCCTGGATGAGGAGGTGAAGAATTTTGAAGGCGACAAGTACATCATGCTGCGGGTGCACAAATTGGACCTGACGCGAGAAAAACATGGTGCTTAATGGAGGAAACTCTAATTACTTTGTAAAGGAGAAAATCAAAATGGAAAACTACGAAAACAAAGAATTGCTGAAGGAAGCGGCAAAGCAATCGCTGGAGAGTCTCAAGGACTTGAAACCGGGTACGGAAGAGTACACGAACACGGCGAAGATGGCATTGCAGCTGTACGACATGCAGCTCAAGAGCGATGAGCAGGAGAGCAACCAGAACCTGAAAGAGGATGAGGAACGGCGGAAGGGCCAGGAGGTCATCAACGATCAGGAGAAGGCTGCAAAGGCACGGCGCATTGAGTGGGCGAAGTTTGGCATCAGCTGCCTGACGTTTCTGGGAACGATTGGTATGACGGTATACGGGTCGATCTGCGAGGCTGGTGGTGTAGTGCCGCTTTCCAGAGCATTGAACGATGGTCTCCATGAGATCAAGAGAGGCTTTACGGACAGAAAGTAAAGGAGGAACCGAGAGGGTTCGTGGCGAAAGCTGCGGGCTCTCTTTATTTTTTATGAGATATCACGACATACCGCCAAAAGAGTGGACGAGCTACTACGGAAGCGTTTACCGATGCAATCACCCGGTGTATCGTGTCTGCACGCTCTACCGGGAACAGGGGAAAGGCCTGTGTGTGATCCAGCAGCGGTACAACGAGAAAACCAAGGCTACTTACTGGAGCGCCATCGACCCCTGGCTGACCGACAAGATCTATCTGCATGAAGGGTTCCGGCAGTATTTTAACAGCCACGCCAAGAAGAAAAACGCAAAGGGCGAGTACCCGACTGTGACCGTACGGCAGATCATGTGGGCACTGCGCATGAAACCCCTCAAGAAAGAACGCTGGGAGACCGTGTTTGACCGGAGTTTGATCTGACAAAGGAGAACTATTATGTGTGAATGCTGTAATGACACTATGACGATTGAAAAACATGAAGCTCATGATACCGTGGAGCTTGAAACCGATGACTATCTTGCCTGGTTAGCCAGAGAGAAACAAAGAATAAACGCGATAAAATCAGCTTATATTATGGAGGTGATTAAGAATGGTACTTATTAACGTTGAAAAGTATTTCAGAGTTCATTGCAGGGCATGCTGCGGCGAACGAATCAAAGAAGAAGCAAAACAACTGGGCGCTTATATTGAGCGGTATGATTACTTTGAAAATAAGCACACAGGTGTTACAGGATTTATATTCGATGCGCATTGCAGCGAAAAAGAATTCAATGAACTTATGAAGCATTTCGATGAAGATAAAGAAATCATAACGGTTTTCACTAAATAAGTAAGAGAGCTTACGAGAGATCGTAGGCTCTTTTCTTTTTGCCCAAACGCGAAAAATTCATGTTCCCTTATGGAGGAGATAGCTCAAATGGTAGAGTGCCACTTCATTGTGGAGGCTATGGGTTCGAGGCCCATTCTCTTTTTTTTAATTTTTATTTTTGGAGGTTGAACATTATGGAGGACATTATGCTGATCCGGTCGAGTTTTCTGCGCCGCATCATCTCGCAGATCATCAATAAGATGCTGAAAAAGCAGTTACCCGGTACAGAGGTACAGCTGGGCGAGGTTCAGGCGAACTGGAGCGAAAAAGAGCAGAAGTTGAAGATCCATCTGGTGGTGGATGCAGAGATGACCAAGCCGCAGCTGATGGATATTCTCAAGAAGGCTGATGTAATCTGACGCGAAAAATTCAGTGCACTTTATGAGATGATTAGTCTCAGAATTATATTTTTGGAGGTACAAAACTATGGAAGTACGTAAAACTTGGAAAAATTGGTATCGTTATGTTGCTGGTGTGACCGGCGGCGGGATTGGCGCTATTGCAGGACTCGCAATCGCAGCATGGGGTGTTTATTACCTCGGCTTCGATGCAGGCGGAAACTGTGAATGTAACTATCTCAGCCAGCTCATGCACAAGCATATGGGTGACGAGATGTACAAGGAAGTAGCAACTTCCATGAACGACGAAATCAACCAGAATTTTGAGAAGATGAATCGCAAATAAATAAGGCTAAGAGCCGTGGAGAAATCTGCGGCTCTTTCTTTTTCAAAATGGAGGTCAAACAATGAAACTGACGAAAACATGCGCGAAATTCCTGCGCAAGCACGGCGGAACCATCCTAGCAGTGGCGGCATCTGTAGGCGTGGTGGCAACGGCCATCGAAACCGGGCGGGCGACCACGAAGGCACAGCACATACTTGAAGTTGACAAGGAGCTGACAAAATTCAACGAAAACGAGTTTGGAGTAACAGAAGAGCCTCCGACAAAGAAACAAATTGTTCTGATGTGCTGGAAAGCATACGTTCCGGCTGCGATTCTTGGCGGCGGTACCATTGCCTGCATCCTGGGCTCCAACGCGCTGAACAAAAAGCAGATCGCAGGCCTGACCGCGGCGTACATGGCACTGGGAAAGACCTATCAGGAGTATCGCAGGCAGGTGGCAGAGCAGATCGGCGTGGAAGAAGAAAAAGATATTTACAAGGACACGCAGGATGTTCTGGAGACCCCCGCCCTGGCAGGCACAGACGAAGAAAAGCTGCTCTGCTACGAGCCTATCTCAAAAAGATATTTCCATGCAACGGAAACGGAGCTGATGGATGCCTTCTACAACGTGAACCGGAACTTTGCGTTGAATGGAGAAGTCTCACTGAATGACTTCTACTCCTTCCTGCCCGGACTGGACTTTACACCGGAAGGAGATATGCTGGGCTGGTGCGCGGAGTATCTGAGCAACGAGTGGGAATATTACTGGATCGACTTCAACTATGCCCGGCAGACAACCGATGATGGACTGGAAGTGTACTATGTGACAGCATTCCAGGAGCCGATCAAGGAGTATCTGGATTACGACCCGACCAGACGGGAACCATTTTGAATTTTGAAAAGGAGAATGAATATGAAGAAGATCAATTGGTGGAAAGTTGCATCCGTGGCCATGATGGCCGCAAGCGCGATCCTGAGCTTTGGCCACGACCTGATCGAGGAGCAGCGCAGCGAAGAGGAAATGCAGGACATGGTGCGAGAGGAAGTTCAGCGTCAGCTTGCAGAAAAGAACCAGTAAACGCGAAAAATACAGTCTCCCTTATGGAAGAGATATCCAAACTGACAAACAAAGGAGATTGATATTTATGTACGATCACGACTATTATGCAAAGATGGACAAGGCAATGGTACGCGTACTGAAGGCAGTTGCACGTTCAGTGGGATACGGCTTTACAGGGCTGTATCACTATCTGAAGAAGCAGCCAACCAGACTGTACGAATATATCCGTTACCAGATCCAACTGGAACGCGATGATCAGCGTGAAACAGAAATTCGCTTCGAGAATTTGAAGCAGCACGGACATATCTGAAAGGCGAGAGCTTACGAGAAATCGTAGGCTCTTTCTTTTTATAAATTTTTGGAGGTACAAAGATGAACCTGAAAACATTTGCAAAGGCAGTGCGCAGGAGCGCAGGCAAGAACGCATCCAAGATCCTGGGTGGTCTGGCGATCACGGGAAGCATCACGGCGGTCTACTTCGCTGTGACGGCCACCCCCAAGGCCATGATCCTGCTGGACGAGAAAAAGCAGGAGCTGGGCGTGGAAAAGCTGGACGTGAAGACCATTGTCAAGACGGCAGGCCCGGTGTACGTGCCGACTGCGCTGAGCATGGTGCTGTCTGCGGGCTGCGTCATTGGTGCCGTCCATGTGGACGAGCGGCGGAATGCTGCACTGGCCGCGGCGTGCACCCTTTCTGAGAGCGCGCTCAAGACCTATCAGGACAAGGTGCTGGAGGCCATCGGCCCCGAGAAGGAACAGGAGATCCGGGAGACCATTGCGCTGGAAAAGATGGCCAAGTGCCCCGAACCGGCAACCATCCAGCCTGCCAAGGGCCTTGCCACAACCGATGTTTCCTACGACCAGCGAGTGAAGTGCTGGGAAAGTCTGACCAACACCTACTTCTGGACGACCAAGGCCATGATCGAAAAGGCCGTCAATGGGGTCAACAAACAGCTGCTCAGTGACTTCCGGGTGAGCGAGAATGATCTGTTCGACTATCTGGGCATCGACCACTGCGTCAACGGTGACCTGCTGGGCTGGGACACTGATTCGGGGCTTAACGTTGATATTTTCTATGCGTCCCGGTTGGACGAGGACGGGATGCCCTGTCTGACGCTGGAGTATCACACGCCTCCGAAGTGGCTGGGCGGCTATTGATATTTGACCAGGCGCGAAAAATTCAGCTTCCTTTATGGAGGTAATACTCCGACATTATAAACTTATATTTAAGAAAGAGGTAACAAAAATGGACGAAATGAATAATGTGACTATGGAGAACGAGGCTTCTGTGGAGGTCGCTCCTGTTGAGAGTGTTGTTCCTGCTGAGGCAGAGAACCCTACTTATAACAACGACTGCGAAAGCAGCTCCGGGGTTGACTTTGGCACGATTGTCAAGGTGGGCACCGGTGTGGTGCTTGGCGTTGCCGTTGGCGTGAAGTATGGCGTTCCACTGGTAAAGAAGGGATTTAAGCACATCAAGGAGAAGATTGCAAGCAAGAAGGCAAAGAAAAACGAGGTCATTGATGTCGAGTCGAAAGATGTGGCTTCTGACGAGGAAACTTGTGAAGAGAAGTAATGTTCGGTAAGGCGAGAGCCGTGGAGAAATCTGCGGCTCTTACTTTTTTGTTTTTGAAAGGATGACACCATGGCACAAGTAAACATGCCGAAGAGCAGCATCGGACAGCAGCCTGTCGCAGAGCCCCAGAAGAAGTTCCAGAAGGTCGTTAAAGGAAAAGTGACCCTCAAGGAGCAGAACGATATCCAGAAGATCGCCAACGAGTTCCTGGCCGAGGACCTCAAAACCGTGAAGAACCGCATCGTGGTGGACTATCTGCTGCCCATGCTGAAGAACGGTCTTTGGAGCATTTTCAACTCAGCCGTCAGCATTGCACTGTTCGGCGAGGACCGTTCCCGCGGCTCTTCGAGCAACTACTCCGGCTCCCGCACCCAGCGGAACAGCTATGACACCTACTATCAGGGAGGCTCCGGCAACCGGCAGGGGAATCCGAACCGGGCCGTAGGACGCAGCTTGCAGAACCTGGACTTTGAGTTCCGCGGAGATGCAGACGACACGCTTTCCCAGATGTACGATGCGATTCGCCAGTATGGTCAGGTCTCTGTGGGCGACCTGTGGGATCTGATGGGCGTTTCCAACGAGAGCACCGATTACAATTACGGCTGGTACAACCTTGACGGGGCGTTCATCAAGGGCATCCCGGGCGGATATCGCCTGATGCTGCCTCGCCCTGTACCGCTGCGCTGAACAATAAGAAAGGATTGATATTTATGAAGTTCCTGAAAAAGATCGACAAAACCGAAATCGTGGAAACGATGACCCGTACTGCATCCAAGTGCGGCTACAAGCTGAAGAAGGCAAGCCCCACCATTATGATCGTTGGCGCTGCCATTGGTGGTGTGACTGCTACCGTGCTGGCCTGCAAGGCGACCATCAAGGCACAGGATATTCTGACCGAGCACTATGCTCAGGTCGAGAGCATCCACACGGCCAAGAAGCAGATCGAGAACGGTGAGATCCAGCTGAGCGAGGGCGAGACCTACACCGAGAAGGATTACAAGAGCGATATTATGACCACCTACGTCCAGACCGGCCTGAAGCTGGCAAAGGTGTATGCACCTGCGGTCACCCTGGGTGCGGTATCTCTGGGCTGCATGTTCGGTTCCCACCACATCATGTCCAAGCGCAACGCGAGCCTGACTGCGGCTTATATTGCTCTGGACAAGGCCTTTGAGGAATACAAGAGCCGTGTATCCGACCGCTTTGGCAGCCGTGTACAGGAGGAGCTGGAGCACAACATCAAGGCTGTGGAGCTCGAGAGCAAGAGCACCAACGAGCAGGGCGTGGAGGAGACCATCAAGGAATACAAGGACATCGCCATGCAGCACACCAGCCCCTATACCTGCATCTTTGACGAGACTGTGGACACCTGGCAGCCTGACAACATGCTGAACCGCAACTACCTGTTCCTGATGGAGCAGGCGGCGAACAAGCGTCTGCGCACCCAGGGGCACCTTTTCCTGAACGATGTTCTGGCATCTCTGGGCACCCATGGAGGTGTGACCCTGAAGACCCCGGAAGGCCAGATCGTTGGCTGGATCTATGACCCGAACGACCCGACCCGACAGAACCACGTGGATTTTGGTGTGACCAACTATGTCAAGGGCGACGAGGCACTGAACAGCTTTATCAACGGCGGGGAGCGCTCGGTGATGCTGCGGTTCAACTGTGACGGGCCCATCATCGACAAGATCTGAGACTGATATTTTGGAGGAATACGCTATGACCAGATTCGTTAAGAGACTGTCTTACCTGTTTGCTGCCATGGCCGGAGTCTGCTTTGTCTCTGGTCTGGCGGTTCTTTCTGAGTGAGGTGGAACGATGGAAACTTTGGAAAGCACTTTCCTGTTTCTGGACTATCTGACCGATACCAAACGCAAGCGCCACATGGTGGGAGGCATTCTGATGAGTGTCTCCCTTTTCTTTGGCGGACTGGCGTTTACCATGATGACGATCAAAGGAGACATCGACAATGAACAAGACCGTGCGTGATATTTTGCTCTTTGCAGCAGGCTTTGGGGCAGGTGCCCTTGTGATGCACACCGTTTTCGAGAAGAAATACGAGACCTATTACGGCAAACAGTACGAGGCCGAGCGTGAGAATCTGCGGCAGAAGGAAGCCGATATGGACAAGACCATCGAAGAAAGGGCGACCCAGAAGAGCTTTGAACAGCTGGCCGGGAAGTACCGTACCGAATCTGACCCGGAAGATGTGGTGGCACATGAGGCCATCGAAGTCATTGAGCCGGATCAGTTTGGTGAGCTGGACGACTACGAGACTTCCTTCCTGACCTATTACGCGGACGGAAAGCTGGTGTTCGATACGGAGGATCAGCCCGTGGACGAAGATGATATTCCGAAGATCATCGGCAACGAGGCGCTGAACCGCATGGGCGAGTTCGCACTGAGCGCTGTTCATGTCCGCAACCACAATTACCACAAGGATTACGAGATTCTCCGGGTTCGGGAGAACTGGCCCGGCAACCACGACGATGAGGAGGATGAATGAACTTTATGAGGGAGACGGAGCAGTATTATGACTGGCTCTACAAGATCGTCTGCGGCGAATGGGAACCCCGGAACCTCAGCTTTCACCGCTTACTGATGTATCTTTTTAACCGGGATTATATTCCGGCGTGCGAAATGGATGTCTGCCGGGCAACGGACGGCATCAACCTGCGGTACCGCTTTGCATCGGAGAATAATATTCCGTACGGGAAGATCGATGCGGTATTTCAGGGCGTACCCTGCTCTATGCTGGAGATGATGGTTGCGCTGGCGATCCGCATCGAGGAGCACATCATGGAAGACCACAGCATGGGCAACCGCGTGGGGCAGTGGTTCTGGAGCATGGTCGTCAGTCTGGGCCTGGCTGCCATGGATGACACCCGTTTCAGCGAAAAGCGCGCGGAACCGATCCTGGCCCGGTTTATGGATCGGGACTACCAGCCGAATGGGGCTGGCGGTCTCTTTACGATTACCCGTACATCCATCGACATGCGTACCATTGATATTTGGTACCAGTTGATGAGCTGGTTGAATGAGAATGAGTTTTGATGACATATGAATCGAAAATCTGCATCCCTATGGAAGGATTCGTTGAGAAGATACTCGACGATTCCCATGTGATGCTGCGAATCACGGCATGTCGAGACGAGAATAACATTGGTCGGCTGATTCTGGCTGACCCGAATTACTGGAGGAAAATTGACAATGGAACTGACTGATATTTTGATCGACCTGAGCAACAGCAAGGCTGCACTGGAGGTGGCCAATCACACCATCCGCCGCATGAAGGGCAAGTGCATCCGGAAGAACATTCTCATCGCTGGTCTGCTGTGGTTTGGCTTCGTCTCCTGCAAGATGGTGAACGAGGCAGAAAAGCAGCGCAAGGAAGCCGATGAGCGTGCCCGTGAGGCAGAGGCAGCGCTGGCCCAGATGACCCTCCAGAAAGAGAAAGACGTATAAAAACCTCGGAGAAAGGAGGAAGTCAGTTACAAATGATTGATTTCCTGATGATTGCAACGCGGACGGGAAAACGCGGGACAATCGAAATTTATCCCAAATTCATCATCAAAAAGTCGAAAGACCTGATGATCCGGGGTTCTGATTTTTACGCGGTCTGGATGGAAGAGCGGGGGCTTTGGAGCACGGACGAACAGGATGCGCTCCAGATGATTGACCGCGCGCTGGATATTTACGCGGAGGAACACAAGCAGGTCTTCAATGACAGCTACCGTGTTCTGCACATGTGGGACGCGGAAAGCGGGATGATCGACAACTGGCACAAATACTGTCAGCGTCAGATGCGGGACAACTACCACACCCTTGACGATACATTGATATTTGCGAACACCCCGGTCAAGAAGGAAAGCTATGCGTCGAAGCGGCTGCCATATCTTCTGGAGGAGGGGAACATCAGCGCCTACGACGAGCTGATGACTACCTTATATTCTCCCGAGGAGCGGAAGAAGATCGAATGGGCGGTTGGCGCGATCGTGAACGGCGATTCCCGCAAGATCCAGAAGTTCCTCGTGCTCTATGGTCCACCCGGCAGCGGTAAATCGACTGTGTTGAACATCGTCCAGAAACTTTTCGACGGGTACTGGTCGGTGTTCGACTCCAAGGTGCTGGGGTCATCGTCCAATGCGTTTGCGCTGGAGGCGTTCAAATCGAACCCGCTGATCGCGATCCAACACGACGGTGACCTTTCCCGCATCGAGGACAACACCCGGCTGAACTCGCTGGTATCCCACGAGACCATGCTGGTGAACGAGAAGTTCCGCAGCCAGTATTCCAGCCAGTTCAAGTGTTTCATGTTTCTGGGCACCAACAAGCCCGTTAAGATCACGGACGCAAAATCGGGCCTGATCCGACGACTGATCGATGTGGAACCTACCGGCGAAAAGATCCCTGCAAAAAAGTACCGTGACCTTGTAGCGAAGGTGGACTTTGAGCTGGGAGGCATCGCATGGCACTGCAAGGAGGTATACGAGCAGAACAAACATCTCTACGATGATTATATTCCGACCCGTATGCTGGGTGCATCGAACGACTTTTACAACTTTATGCTGGATTCCTTTTATATTTTCAAGAAGGAGGACGGTGTATCCCTGAAGCGGGCCTGGGCGATGTACAACACCTACAATGACGAGGCAAAGGTGGCGTACCCATACTCGCGCCGTGCGTTCCGGGAAGAATTGATGAACTACTTCGAGGAGTACAAGGAACGCGCGGAGACCGTGAATGGCGAGCGGGTGCGGAGCTACTACAGCGGCTTCAAAGCGGAGAAATTCAAAGAGTTCCTTGACGAACCTGTGAAGGCAGAAGAACCCACTGCCGAGCCGGAAACGTCATGGATCGAGTTCAAGGAGCAGCATTCTCTCTTCAATGATATTTGCAAGGACTGCCCTGCACAGTATGCGACAGACGATGGCATTCCGATGCGAAAATGGGAGAATGTCAAGTCAAAATTGGCCGAACTGGATGCTTCGAGACTGCACTACGTGAAAGTTCCGGAGAATCACATTGTCATCGACTTTGATATTCCCGGGCCGGATGGAAAAAAGAGCTTCGAGCGCAACCTGGAAGCTGCCTCCAAATGGCCCCAGACCTATGCGGAGCTGAGCAAATCTGGTGCAGGCATCCACCTGCATTATATTTACACCGGCGATGCAACGAAGCTGAGCAGGATCTACGACGAGAACATCGAGGTCAAGGTGTTCACGGGGAAGTCCTCTCTGCGGAGAAAACTGTCGAAATGCAATGATATTCCGGTTGCGACCATCAGCAGCGGCCTGCCACTGAAGGGAGAAACGAAAATGGTTGATACAAAGCAGATCCAGGATGAGCGGCACCTGCGTATCCTCATCAAGAAAGCCCTTGCCAAGGAGATCAGCCCCTATACGAAGCCCAGCATTGACTTTATTGCGCACATCATGGACGAAGCCTACGAGGGCAATGTCGTTTACAACGTGGACGACATGCGGAATGCGATCCTGGGCTTTGCCGCCAGCAGCACGAACCAGGCGGACACCTGCCTGAAGATCGTGGCGAAGATGCACTTCAAGTCGAAGGATGATATTCAGCGGGAGGCCCCTGTGGGGGAGGAAACGCCATTGATATTTTTCGACGTGGAGGTGTTCCCGAATCTGCTGCTCGTGAACTGGAAGTTTGCCAAGCAGGAGCCTGTGCACCGCATGGTGAATCCTACGCCGGAGGAGATCGAGAGCCTGACAAAGTATCGACTGGTCGGCTTCAACAACCGCAAGTACGACAACCATATCCTCTGGGCCCGCATGATCGGGATGTCGGTGGAGCAGATCTATGCGCTGTCCAACCGGATCATCAACGAACACACGGGCTTCTTTGGTGAGGCGTACAACCTGTCCTACACGGATATTTACGACTTCTCGTCGAAAAAACAGAGCCTGAAGAAGTTTGAGATCGAGTTGGGCATCCACCATCAGGAGCTGGGACTTCCGTGGGATCAGCCGGTGCCGAAGAGCCTGTGGGACAAGGTGGCCGAGTATTGCGACAACGATGTGATCGCGACCGAGACCCTGTTCTACTCGAAAAAGCGTCAGGCAGACTTTGTTGCGCGAGAGATTCTGGCAGACCTTGCCGGGATGACGGTGAATGACACGACAAACTCGCTGACAACACGCATTATTTTCGGCAAGGAAAAGCACCCCCGGCTGGTCTACACCGACCTTGCCACGGGGAAATCCGATGCGATCGTGGAAGTCGAGCCTGATATTTTGACCGACTGCAACATCATCAATGCCTTTCCCGGTTACGAGTGGGCCAAGGGCGAGGACGGCAAGTACCACAACATGTTCCGGGGTACAGACCTGGGCATGGGCGGTTATGTCTACGCCGAGCCCGGGATGTACACGAACGTAGCCCTGCTGGACGTTGCGTCGCTGCATCCGCATTCGGCTGTTGCCATGAACTACTTTGGTGAGTACACCAAGCATTTCAACGACCTGATGGATGTACGAATCTACGTCAAGCACGGCGAGTACGAGAAGGCAAAGGGGCTCTTTGGCGGCAAACTGGCAAAGTACCTCGATGATCCGCAGCAGGCAAAGGCTCTGGCGCAGGCGTTGAAGATCGCCATCAACTCGGTTTACGGGCTGACCAGTGCAAGCTTCGACAACCCGTTCCGCAACCCCAAGAACGCCAACAACATTGTGGCGCTTCGAGGGGCTTTATTTATGCGCACTTTGCAGGATGAAGTGCAGCAGCGCGGCTTTAAGGTCGCGCATATCAAGACGGATTCGATCAAGATCCCCGATGCGACCCCGGAAATCATTGCGTACTGCATGGATTTTGCAAAAAAGTACGGCTACACGTTCGAGCATGAGGCAACCTACGAGCGGATGTGCCTGGTAAACAATGCCGTTTATATTGCGAAATACATGACCGCAGACCGCTGTGAGGCGCTTTACGGTTATATCCCGGGCGACTGCAAGGACGAAGGCGGTGAATGGACGGCTACGGGCACACAGTTCCAGGTGCCGTATGTGTTCAAGACCCTGTTCTCCAAGGAAAAGATCGAGTTCACTGACCTCTGCGAGACAAAGACCGTTTCTAAGGGCGCTATCTATCTCGACAAGAACGAGGACCTGCCTGAAGGTGAACACAATTATATTTTTGTGGGTCGCGTGGGACAGTTCTGCCCGATCATGCCGGGAAAGGGCGGAGCTCTGCTGCTGCGGGAAGCGGGCCTGACGGATACCGGCGAACGGAAATATGCTTCTGTGACCGGAGCAAAGGATTACCGTTGGCTGGAAAGCGAGGCGGTCTATCAGCTTCAGATGCAGGAGGATATCGACAAAAGATATTTCAACCGGGAAGTCGATGAGGCAGTTGAGGAAATCTCCAAGTACGGCGACTTCAACTGGTTCGTTGGCGATGATGGTGTTGCTCCCTGGACTGCGCCGGATCTTCCCTGGAGCGATGCGCAGGAAGAAGCAGCAAGAAATTTTGACGTGAGGTGATATTTTATGACGAACAAACTGTACGATTCCAAAGGGCAGCTGATTGGCTATATCAGAACCGTTGAGAAGAATATGCACGACGACCTGATGAAGGTGATTCTTTCCACTGGTCACGAACTCGTATTTGGCCCGTGTGATCTGACCTCTGATCGAGACGGCAATTGGCGTATCCGTTCTGGTGCGCTCTATCCTCGGTGTGAGGGTAAGAAGAGCACTTCTGCTACGAACACCGCTGCTATCAAAGATGTTATCTTTGCTCCTCCGGCCACGATCGTTTACTGGTCGGATGGCTCCAAGACCGTTGTGAAGTGCAGCGAGAAGGATGTTTTCGACCCGGAGAAGGGGCTGGCCATGGCAATTGCAAAGCGTTGCGGTGGTAACAAGGGCAGCTATTACAAGGAAATCCAGAATTGGGTTGAGAAGAGCGGGAAGAAGTATCCCGGGAAGACTGCTGCCGGAAAAGCTGTCGATCTGGATGTGCTGAAAAAGTACAGTTCTGAGGCCAATAAGGATTTTGAGAAGTTCCTCAGCGCGGTCATGAGCAACAATCAGTCTGGTACACTTCTCCACCTGACAGCACTCGTGGCGGATCTGAAAATTCTGGAAAATGAATTCAACAAGTAAAAAGGAGACTGATATTTATGTACACCAAGCGCCAGAAAGTCAATATTGACGACACCCGTTTTATCTTTACCACCAACTTCAGCGGTGATCCCAACCGTGATCGCTTTGGCTCGGACAAGCGCCGCGTCAACGTGGTGATCCCGACCATGGAGCTGGTGAATCACCTCATGGACCTCGGTGTGAAGGTTCGTCAGACCAATCCGAATCCTGAGCGTACCTACGACGAGCCGTTCGTTCCGACCTACTTCGTGCCGGTGACGATCAACATGGATTCCAAGTGGCCCCCGCATATCTACTGGGTCACCACCTCCGGCAAGCGCCTGCTCTGCAACACGGACACCATCAGCCAGCTGGACTTTATCCGGGTCAAGAACGTCTGTCTCCAGGCAAACCTTGTCGAGAAGCGGAATGCACCCGGCGAGTACAGCCTGTATGCGGATGTGATGTACGTTGAGTAGGATGCGGATGCTGATCCGTATGCAGAGCGCTATGCCCGATTTGCAGCTCCTGAAGCAGACATGGCAGAGCCGAGCGACCACACCGAAATTCCGTTCTGAGGTGAAGCATATGAAGAAACTGTTTATCAGCGCACCGATGAAAGGCCGCACTGAAGCACAGATCCGGGCAACCATGGAGCAGATGCACCATATTGCTGAGGCTGTGTTTGGCGAGGAGCTGGAGGTGATCCAGACTTATATTTCTGACGATCCTCCGGCTGACGCGAATCAGGCAGTCTGGTACCTTGGTGAGAGCATCAAGAAGATGGCGGATGCAGACTACTTTATCGGGATCTACGATGAGGAGAAGGCGTTCCGTGGCTGTGCAATCGAAAACCTGGTTGCCCGTTCGTACAATATCCCGAGCTATGTGATCAACTTTGGTTTTGTAGCCCCTGATGTTACGGAAGCTCGTGCAAAAGCCAACCGGAAATACAACAGCTATTATTGATCATTGATATTTTTCGAGTGCCGGGGTCAGTCCCTGGTCAAATGCCCAGTCGGTGAGTGCCCACGTCGCAAAATGGCGGCTCTAAGGAAACAGCTCGATTTATATTTTTGATGTGCAATTTGGGAGGTTGACAGTATGAAAGTTCTGAGGGTTCGCCCAAAGCATTACCCTGAAGTGATCGACATTGACTGCTCTCTGGAATCTCTCCAGAAAGAGGTGGAAGGCCCGATTCAGGCTATTTACCCGTGGGACGATGAGGTGGCATTGATTTGCAACGAAGAAGGAAAGCTGCATGATGATTGCATGGAGAAACTCAACCGGACGCTCGACGGCCCTTATGGTATCCCCATTGATATTATCGTTGGAACATTCCTGATTGTAGGCCTCACGGAGGATGATTTCGGTGAGCTTTTGCCGGAGTTCGTCGAGAAGTACGAGAAGATGTTCCATCAGCCAAGAAAGTTTGTCACCTACACGGATAGCGACGGCAAAGCGCATCTCGACGTTGATTATTGTACACCTGAAGAATAAGCACATGAGAGTCCTGGAGAAATCTGGGGCTCTTTTATTTGAGTCATTAGCATGGGCTGTACGGTGGGTTCGATTCCCGCATGACTCGCAACCGGGCCAGAGAGCCTGATATTTGAACAACAGAAGGAGTAAGGATTATGAGCAGAGAAAAAGTAAAAGAGATCGTCGATTACATGGTTTCGGAGGGTACACAGAACACCAACTACGGCTGCTGGGCCTTTGATATTCCGGAACTGTGCGACAAGTTTGGCCTTCCGCTGGAATGGTTCTATGAGCACAACGATGATATTTGCCGCGAACTCGACGAGCGTGATGAGGTTGCTGATTACGAGCAGAACTACGATTGGAACAACCATCCGCTGGATTACGACCTGGTTTACTACACGGACTTCTGCCATTTTGAGGAGGTGTGATATTTATGGGCGGACTTCGCAGAGTAGATAAGGCTTGCAAAAAATGCGGCGCTATGATGTATCAGGTTCCGTCAAAAAGATTGTACTGCGATAAATGTCGAGACACCGTACCGCGTAACATGTCAAAGACGGAAGAAAAACCTAAAAAGCTCACACTGTCAGAAATCATGCGCGAAGCAGACAAGGAGGGCTTGCAATATGCGTCCTACTGCAAAAATCACGGACTTTACTAAGAAAAAAGAGCTCTGGAAGGTGTTCAGGAAGCACCGGAAAGAGCTCTTTGCTTATACCGTCAGAGGGGAGGGCGAAGATGAGGAAGAGGCGACGATCTCGCTTCTGGCCTACGAGAATCACTGCAAGAAAAGTGACATTTATGTGACGTTGGAAATGAGGTGAGCGACCTGATGGCAGGTGTAACGCTCTACGACTACCAATCGGATGCGATCAACCGTATGAAAATCGGCTGCATCTTATGCGGAGGCGTAGGAAGCGGAAAATCGAGAACGAGTTTGGCGTTCTATTACAAACTTTACGATGGGGAGGTGAATACGGAGAATTATGTACGCATGACAGAGCCCCCGGATCTTTACATCATCACGACTGCCCGGAAACGGGATACGGGAGAGTGGGACGAAGAACTGGCCCATTTCTATATGTCTACAGATCCAGAGCATGATATTTACGAGCACAAGGTCGTGGTGGATTCCTGGAACAATATCGGAAAGTACGTTGGCGTGAAGAATGCGTTCTTTATATTTGACGAGCAGCGAGTCGTTGGAAAAGGCGCATGGGTGAAATCTTTCTACAAAATTACGCAAAATAACGAGTGGATATTGCTCAGTGCCACCCCCGGGGACTGCTGGACAGATTACATCCCGGTGTTCATCGCCAATGGGTTCTATCGAAACAGAACGGACTTCAACAACCAGCATGTGGTATACAGCCAATTCTGCACGAAGTACCCGAAGATCGACCGGTATCTGAATACTCAGCGCTTAGTACGGCTGCGGGAACGGATTCTGGTTGACATGGACTTCAAGCGGCCGACGGTATCGCACCATGAGAATGTATTTGTGGATTACGACAAGGTGAAGTATCTGTCGATCTGCAAGAACCGGTGGAACCTCTGGGAGAATAAGCCAATCGAGACCGCCAGCGAGTTCTGCTATCTGCTGCGGAAGTTGGTGAACGCTGATGCAAGCCGACAAGAAAAAGTACTGGATATTTGTAAAGGCAGACCTAGGGTCATTATCTTCTATAATTTCGATTATGAGCTTGATATTCTGATGGGTCTGGACTACGGCAAGGATACCGAAGTTGCACAATGGAACGGGCACAAGCATCAGCCGCTTCCTGAAGGCGACAGGTGGGTGTATCTGGTGCAGTACAACGCCGGTGCTGAAGGCTGGAACTGCATCAAGACGGACACCATTATATTTTACAGCCAGAACTACTCATATAAGATCATGGAGCAGGCCTCGGGGCGTATCGACCGGCTTAATACCCCGTACAAGGATCTGTACTACTACCACTTGAAGAGCAGAGCAGGGATTGATCTTGCGATTTCGAGAGCCCTGAACTCGAAGAAGGCGTTTAACGAGAGGAAATTTTATGGAGCAGGTTAACTTTGAAGATGTATTTGCTGACCTGATTCATTCTTTTGAATCTGCGGCAGATAAAATAAAGAAAATCACAGATGAACTGGAGGACGAGGTTTATATGAGAATTGCAAATGACCGGAAAGCTGCCAATGGATTCCGTCCGAGCTATCCGAAATGCAAGATTCCTAAGACCGATATGGCTAACAAAGTTATGCAGGGGCGGATTCATAAACACTGCTAATAGAAAGGATTGATATTTGTGATCAAAGATTCTGGAGATCGCACCGAATTTGAAACAGGTGCAAAGCGTGATATGCACGCAGGGAAGGGGCGGATGGACCTTCTGCCTTGGTACGGCATCATGGAGGTCAGTAAGCACTGTGAGGAAGGTGCCTTGAAGTACGGTGAGCACAACGTAGACAAGGGTATTCCGCTGCATTCGCTGCTGGACAGCGCTTCTCGGCATCTGGCAAAGTACATGGTCGGAATGGACGACGAGGATCACCTGCGCGCGGCCTGCTGGAATCTGCTGTGGGCTCTTAACCAGCGCATGACCCATCCGGAGTTGGATGATAGGTTCTCCGTTAAGCAGGAGAAGGCTGAGAAAAAACGTCCCTGGATATCTGTCGAGTGCACCAATTGCATGAAGCGCTATCCGATTGCTCCTGAGGTATGGTCATATAATGCAGACGGAGTTTCTATCGATAACAAAATTTTGAGATGCCCATTTTGTAAAGCAAATGAGGTGCACAGATATATCGGCGACCTTGACGGATATGCAGATCCTAACGAAAAGCTCGTTGCCGTTAAATGCGGTGGCTGTAATGCTCATTTTGGGATTCCTACATCTAACTGGAACAGTATGAAGGAGTGCACAATCCATAATGGCGAGGTTCTGGCACGTTGCCCTCGCTGCGGAAAGGACACTTTTATTTCGGAGGTGAAACCTGATGAATAACTGGATGCACGAAGTGGACTATGCGACCTACTGCCCGAAGTGCAAGAGCTTCAAGGTGCTGGAGACGGATGAACCCTGCAACGAGTGCCTGACGGAGTGTGCGCGGGAGGGTACGGTGAAGCCTCTGAAGTTCGAGGAAGCAAAGGTGAAAATTAAATGAGAAATATGTCTAAGAAGACACGAAAACTTATTGATCGAAAGGTCGTCCATAAGTATTTCTGGTTCGATTATTTGGAGGGAAGCATATTCTATCACTCAAACCATGTTTGGCCTGCACGTTTGTGGATTGGTGATGCAATCGACCATAATGACGATACTCAGTGTTGGATGTATGTGCCAGCTCATAAAGAATATGTGCAGGCAATTCTGATTGTGAAAAAGGGTGTGCCACTTTCTCCTAAAGTTTCCGAATGGATTAACCGTCGCCGAAAAGAATTTGGATGCAAAAAAGGAGGACTTCGTAAAAATTATGTTGCGCAAAATGGTTGATTTCGTCAAGAAGATATTCTGGGCAGAGCCGATGCCGACAACGGTTAATACCCTGCGGGAGTGAACTGTGAAGCCCGTGAAGTTCGAGGAGAGGACGCGAAAATAACAGGCTCCTTTATGAGATGATTAGTCTCAGAATTATATTTTGGAGGTACGAAACTATGATCGTTTTGAACATCAAATGCAAAAATCCTGAGGAAATGGCTAAATTTCGTGATCGCATGTGCGAGGCACTGGTTGGCTCACCTGCATTCAAAAATAATGAAATTGCAGTGTGCGACTTTACCGACCTTGATAAGGCGTTTTCGATATTTATCGGCAATTCCAACGACCATGATGTGGAATATGATTTAGTAGATACGGACTTTATGGAACGTTAATACGAGCTAATCATTAAAGCTAGAGCCGTGGAGAAATCTGCGGCTCTTTATTTTTATCGTTGAAGGAGATGCTTGTATGCAACGTATGAACATCAAATGTTGCCATTGTGGAGACTATACCCCATTTATCACAGAGGAGAACATTGAGGTTATTCCTCAAGTTAATCTCACAAGAACCGATATGAATATTTTGGGCGATATCGCCGAAGCATTGGCGGAATGCGGTTGCTTCGGTGCGTGTGATTTCTTACGCCGGGTTCAGAGCGAAGTAACCCAAATTGTAGAGTATCAGGAGGAACGGTGAACACTAAATGATATTTGCTGAAGAGGATTTGAACTCTTTGAATGCTATTGCTGGACTATTGGCTTCATTCGGGTGTGATAGTCAGGCTGGCTGTGTGCTTTATATTCAGCATAAAATCGCAAAGACCATGGAAGCTGACGAAAGGAAATGCAGAAATGAGAAACATGTCTAAGAAAACCTGGAAACTCCGGGTTTGGAATCACATGACCGAGATGCAGAAGCTGGATATTCTGCTGAAGCACGCTAAGGTTCCGCATACTTATGGACATCGTTGGGATGGTGGCGAGCAAATCACTGCATATGATGCTGCTGGAAATCGTATCTGGGATGGCATTTGGAGTTTGGGTTCCTATGGCTTTGACCAGGGGCTTATCGAGGTGATGGGCGCACAGTTACTTGGCCATGATGATGTTGAGGGCTGGCTCACGGCTCGTCAGGTCGCAAAGATGTGGAGGTGTAGAAATGCTGCGCAAAATCGTTGATTTCGTCAAAAAGATATTCTGGACAGAACCGATGGTTTCGACAGTCAACACGCTGAAAGATGCCATGCGGGATCTTGAGGTGGCCCGGAACCACTTTGAGAACTGCGATCCGGAGTTTATCACGGCTGCTATCTTCGAGCTGAACGCTGCGGAGAGCCGTCTGGATGCGGCGAGGAGGTGTGTAGGGTGAAGCCGTTTTATTATCCGACTTACAAGTGTCGATTTTGCGAGGAGGAATTTAACGATGGGCATCCCTACTGTAATCTCGAAGATGCGAAGAACAATCTGGCCGGTCTGATGGCGTTCCGCCCAATTCATTATTGCGATGGTGGTCATATTGGCATTGGATATTTTACAGGTCTCGAAAGGGTTGATAAGGATGAATGATGTTTGGGAGAAGATCGGCCATATGCTGGGTCATATTCTGGCGGCAACGCTGGTTATTTGCGCATGGCTGATCATTATTGTGTTCACGCTGAAGGTGATCTGGTTCATTTTGTTCCGGATTCTGCTGTGAGGTGCGATATGATTGACTATAAAGAAGTTGTTGAGGCCATATGGAGGTACGACTGTCCTCGAATTGACATTGATGAGGATATTACGACGCTTTATGCGGATGGCAAACCCTTTGCGCAAGTTATTCACAGGGCTGACGGGTCACGCGAGGACTTGTATTTTGAGGATTACGAGCTTCAAAAAGATATCCTGATCAAGCCGAACGCTAAGTTGCGTGATGTGGTCGAGCTTTGCATGAATGGTGACATTAGCTACGCAGATGCTCGTGAATGGTGCATGGAGAATGATATTTCACTTGGGCAGTTCGACAGGTGGCTTTATGGTGCGCTGAGAAAGTCTGATACCCCTGCCCGGGTGGAACCGAAAGAACCGTGGCCATATCGAGTGGTGGCGGGCATAAACCGGGTGCTGGAGATTCTGCTTAACTCGATTTTGGAGGATTTTATATGAGATGTTGTCCGGTATGCTATTCAAAAGTGAGGCCAACTGTATACGGAACAGCGACCACTGGGACAAGCCTGGAAATCAAGTATAAGATTCAGTGTCGGAATTGCGGATTTGGATGCGATAAAGCAGGCAGTGTCATAGTGCAATACGATGAAGAAACGATGAATCCAATAGCAGATGATCATGGCTTACGGAAACTTATTAGAGACTGGGATTCTATTTTGCGAGATCCTGATAGAGAAAGGCTGGCTGATATATGAAGTACACATTTTGGTTTGAATGTACCGACAATGGTGGTGGACATCAGGCTTTTGAAGTCAAAGCAGAGAATAAGCAGGAGGCCATCAAGAAGGGCATGGCGTTTGCAAAGAAACATGCTTCGGGTGATATCTGTGGGGATTGGGAGTGCAAAATGATATCGGAGTGGACAACATGAACAACGACTACGGAGCACTTACGATACTTGCACCTAAATGCCAGAAGTGTCCGAAGGTGGAAACTTGCGACCATAAGCAACTGGCTCATCTCGGATACATTATCCCAATCGAGGATATTGGCATCAGCATGGTGGCCAAAAGAGGTAATGGAAAGAGCCTCAGTCAGCTCGAAATGGTGGATTCATTGATGAAAAGGAGATTTAATTATGAAAATCGTTGAACCTAAGTACGAAATCCTCACTGATATTTCTGAGGGAGGCATTAAGGAACTCCAGCAGATCGAGCGGGTGGCCCGGGTCTGCTACAAGAGCGAGGACAAGATCACGCCGGATGGTGAGTCGGCAAAGAAACTGGTGGGCTTTCTGGTGAAGCAGGGGCATGAGGCTATGCTGGAGCATTCGCAGCTGTCCGTGCTGTTTACCTGTGACCGTGGTGTGGCGAATGAGTTGATACGGCACCGTATTGCGAGCTTTGCGCAGGAGAGCACCCGGTACTGCAACTACTCGAAGGAGAAGTTTGGCGGGGAGTTGAGCTTTATTCGGCCGTACTATATTGATGTGGCCGACACTGACAAGAAATGTGAAAGCGCAGAATATACACCTGGCAGCACCTGGCTTGATTCCTGCGAATCTGCGGAAATCCTTTATAAGGATATGATCGCACTCGGTATGCGTCCCGAACAGGCCCGTTGTGTGCTGCCGCTGTGCCTGAAGACCGAGATCGTGGTGACTGCCAACTACCGTGAGTGGCGCAACATCTTCAAGCTGCGTACTCCTGTGGCGGCCCATCCTCAGATGCGGGAGCTCATGTGCCCGTTGTTGATGGAGCTTCAGAAGAAGATCCCGGTGGTGTTCGATGATATCTACACGTACTGGCCTGCGGATGACCAGACACGGAAGGGGAGCATGGTGAAGTGATGCGAATTGTGCTGCTCGCAAGCATTATTTTGCAAGCTATCGCAATTGGAATGTCTTTTGCTGAGAACATCGGCGAAGAAAAACAGAGAATCATCAGATATACAGGATGGTTCTTGCTTTTGATTTACATGATATTTGGTTGAGGTGATTGACTATGAAAAATCGTATTATTTGCGTCGTTGCATGTATGATGATGCTCGTTGGCTGCCTCGGGTTATGCGGTTGTGGAAACTATAAGGTGCTCAATAAGACGTTCACTTATACATGGGCGCAGATCAAGCTACCCGACGGGGTAATCATCGAGGGTAAGGTAGATAGCTGGACTGATTATGGAGACGAACTGTTGCAAATCACGATTGACGGTACCACATATTTGGTTCATGCAGCAAATGCTATTATGAAAACCTGAGTGGGAAAGGATGTGGTGATAAGAAATGCAGCAAAGAACGTATGATTTTCTCGCTAAGTTGAAGGTTCCCATGCTGACCTTCGGCGGGGAGCTGATGGGCGAGGCTGTGGAGATGGTCGTCGATGACTTGAACTCGCACCGATTTATGTCCATGAGGGATATCGAGGCATCACTGGCAGATAAGTTTAATTGCAGCCCTGGTGTTGCGGATCGCCGGATGCGGTATGCGTTGGATATGGCGGAGTATCGCTCTGGTGGGGTTAATATTGAGCTAGAGAATTTGAAGAGTACGTACGATATTAAGGTGCTGTCGCTGAAGAAATTCTTGTATGCGGCGGGGAGAAGTTTGATGACGGAGGTGAGTGTGGGTAATGACCGCGGGTGAATTTAACGAACTGGCCAAGCAGGGGAGAGTATGGGCTAAGATCGTGGCTAATTTTAGTGGTGAATACGGACTGGTTGAGAAAATCTCCGGTTTGACGAACCAGTTTGTTAGGTTTCGGTTCAAAGGTAAGAAGTGCGATACGATCATCTCGCCGGAGAATGTGATGTTTGAGATTGAGGACTAAAGTATGAAACTGGATAAAAATGTTATTTTGGTAAGGCCACCCTGATTTACTTGACTATGGGCAGAGCACATGATATCCTAAATACATGACGAATAGGAGGTGCTTTTATGGCACGGACGGTAAAATGCCCTGGCTGTGGTGCAGATCTTACGGTGAAGGATGGCAACCGAGATTTCATGTTTTGTGAGTTCTGTGGGACGAAGATTCGGCTCGATGACTATCAGGAGACGCATCGGTTTGTGGATGAAGCACGAATCCAAGAGTCCAAGGATGCGAAAGAACTTGAGCTTAAGAAGATGGAGTTTGAGGAACGGAAGAGGAAAGACCAGTCAAAGGAAGAGAATAAAGCCGTAATTATTGGAGCTGTTGGATTTGCAATTATCATGATTATTTGCTTTCTAGGCTCAAAAGGATTTTTCTGAGTGCCCACTTCTGCCCATTTTATTTTTCGCAATTTTTGGGAATTTTCGAGAAAACGTCAAAAAAGTGACATTTTTTTGGCCAAAAACCCACTTTGTGGCCAAAATTTTTTATAAAAATGGCCACAAAATTTAACGTAAATACGTTAAAAATATGCTGTTTGGCCAAAAACCCACTTTTTTCTTTAACTTACTTAAAAAAATGAAAATATATATATAGTAATAGAGGATAAAAAACGGGTTTTTGGCCACAGCGAGTTTTTACTTGTAAATGCGCGCCCAAGGGTGTATCATAGAACCATAGTGTACGAACGTAACGCTTCCGATTCTACGAGGTGAAAACCATGAGCTACATGGATGAGCTGGCAAGAAAATGGTGCGAACACGACCGCTCTTTTGAAGGGCGAGATGTTCTTCCGAATGGTGATGAGGTTTGGACTTATACCACACTAGAACTTGGTCTTCCAGTATTATGGCTGAAACACCCGGATGGCTCATTTGAGTATCGAGTGATTCACACTCCAGGTTATGATCAGGATACCGGTGAGCATTGGTGCTGGGAGTGCCACAAGATGCTTGCACATTGCGGCGACATCTGGAAATGCAATCAATGCGGTAATGAGATTGAAAATCAAGATATTGATATCCTCTCATCGCCGACAGAAGAAGCCAGTTATCCAGATGATAATCTTGAGCCTGAGTCGGAATGGTTAGATTGATATTTGCATTTTATGCCTCTGCGCTAAAAACGCAGGGGCTTTTTCTTTTTCTCTGAAAATTCCTAAAAATTCACATTTTTTCCTAAAAACTCACGCGAGAAAAACATCCCCTTTTATGGGGGGAATAGAATGCGTCTCAGAATGCACTATTCCTCTTATTTTGGAGGTTGCATCATGCTCGAAAACAAATTCAAGACAGGATTGATAAGGGAACTGAAAGAACGCTTTCCCGGCTGCATGGTTGTCCATCTTGACCCAAACGAGATTCAGGGAATCCCCGATCTCTTGGTTCTCTACGGCACAACATGGGGCGCATTGGAGGGCAAGAAGTCAGCGAGTGCATCTCATCGTCCAAATCAGGACTATTACGTTCAGCAGATGGACGAGATGAGTTTTGCGGCCTTTATCTATCCCGAAAACAAGGAGGAAGTTCTTAATGAACTGGCGAGATCATTCGAGGCTCACGGGGAAACATGCCCTCCTCGGAGCAAGTAACTACCATTGGCTGAACTATGACGCAGATAGATTGGCCAATGCAGTTCTTAATTACCAGGCGAAGGAACGGGGAACACGGCTGCACGCATTTGCAGCAGAGTGCATTGATCTGAAGCAAAAACTGCCGAAGAATAAGAAAACTCTCAATACCTACGTGAATGATGCCATTGGTTTCCGCATGGATACCGAGCAGGTGCTGTATTACAGTGACAACTGCTATGGAACTGCGGATGCCATTTCGTTCAACGATGGGTTCCTTCGCATTCACGACTTAAAAACCGGAGCTGTTCCTGCACATATGGAGCAGCTCTATATTTATGCCGCTCTGTTCTGCCTGGAGTACGGATACCACCCGAAAGATATTCGGATGGAGCTCCGCATCTACCAGAACGATGAAGTTTGGGTCGAGAATCCTACTGAAGAGGAAATCAACCCCATCATCGCTAAAATCAAAGAGTTCGACCCGATCATCACCGATATTTTGTTAGGAGTGGCAGCATGAATCCGATTGAAAAAGACCTCCGTTCTTATTTTGGCATCACTTCCGAAAGCAATATCCTGGAACACTATGGCACCAAGCGGCATTCTGGTCGCTATCCTTGGGGTTCCGGCGACAATCCGTATCAGCATTCCGGCGATTTCCTGTCTCGCATTGAGGTTCTGAAGAAGAAGGGATTGTCTGAGAAAGATATGCTGGAGAGCATTAACAACTCTCTTCCGAAAGAGTATCAGATGAGTCTGTCCGAGTTCCGTGTGGCAAAGCGAACTGCCATTCATGAGCGGAAAACCTCAGAATACGAGCAGATTCATAAGCTGAAAGACGAAGATCACCTTGGCTGGACTGAAATTGCCAACCAACTTGGCATGAGCGAATCAAGTGTTCGATCCAAATATGCCGGAAATGCAGACAAAAAAGCGCAGCGTGCAAAAAACATCGCCGAAACTCTGAAAAAAGAAGTCGATAAAAAGGGAATGATCGATGTTTCGGAGGGCGCAAACTTTGCGTTGGGCGTAACTGATACTGAACTTCAGGATGCGGTATATACGTTAGAGGCCGAATACGGTTATAAGCGTTACGGCGTAGGCATTAAGCAACCGACAAACAATCGCCAGCAAACCAATATCATGGTGCTTGCGAAACCAGAGTTCGATCAGAAGTATGCCTACAATCATCAGGAACAGATCGATTCACTTGGCGATTATCATACAGATGATGGCGGCGACACTTTTACGAAGCTTCAGCGCCCCTCCAGTCTGGACTCCAGTCGTGTTGCAATTCGTTATGGCGACGAAGGCGGCCTGGATAAAGACGGCGTTATGGAGATTCGCCGTGGGGTTCCTGACCTTGATCTCGGCAAGAGCCATTATGCGCAGGTTCGCATCCTTGTTGACGGCGACCATTATCTGAAGGGCATGGCAGTCTATTCTGACGATCTGCCGGATGGTGTGGACGTTATGTTCAACACCAATAAGCCTTCTGGCACGCCCAAGATGAAGGTCCTTAAAGAAGCAAAAGCGGACCCTGACAACCCGTTTGGCGCAGCTATCAAGGCCAACGGCCAGAGTATGTATATCGGTGATGACGGCAAAGAGCACCTCTCGCCGATCAACAAGCTGAAGGAGGAGGGCGACTGGGACACGATGTCTCGGAATGTCTCTTCTCAGTTCCTTTCCAAGCAGCCCAAGAAGCTGATCGAGAACCAGCTTAACCTTACCGTTGCGGATTATAAAGCCCAATATGATGAAATCATGCGGTACGATAATCCTACGGTCAAGAAGAAACTGCTCAATGATTTTGCTGATACGGTTGAAGGAACATCCATGACTCTGAAGGCATCTGCTTTCCCGGGCCAGTCCACGAAGGTTATCCTGCCGATCAATAAGATTAAGGAGACAGAGGCTTATTGCCCTACCTATGAGAATGGCACCAGACTTGCACTGATCCGTTATCCTCATGCAGGTACCTTTGAGATTCCCATTGTGACTGTCAACAACAAGAATGTCAGCGGCAAGCGGAATCTCGGTGCGATTCAGGATGCAATCGGTATCAATGCGAAGGTTGCAGAGCGGCTTTCGGGCGCAGACTTCGATGGCGACACGGTTATGGCGATTCCTATTACCGACAAGGTCAACATCAAGTCCACCCGTGCATTGAAAGCACTGAAAGGATTCGATCCCAAGACAGCTTATGCAGTTCCTGAAGGCAATCCGAACAATGTCAGGCTGATGAAGAAAGAAGACAAGCAGCGCGAAATGGGCGTGATCTCCAACCTCATCAC